AACAATGGGTTGTCCATTGGCGATGATACGCCTTTGCCACGATATGCCTATGGTCAGTTCATTACTGGCTTTCAGTCATTCTCAGACTTACTCAGTCCTTACAGGACACTTGATCCAGCCCAAGCTAATGAGGGACGCGACAATGCTATTGTTAGCATCTGTATAAACTTCATTGCAACGTCTTGGCAACAAGCACCTGTTTCCGTTGGTACTCGTGATGGTGTCAACTACAAAGGACTTGAAAAACAGCATCCTTTGGAAAACCTCATTGAGTTTACTAACGATCATTACGGTGGAACACAACTAATCTGGGCAGTGATTACCGATGTTATCCGCAAGGGTAATGGGTACATCTACGTCACACGTGACCGTGAAGGTACTCCTATTCGATTACTGTGGATACCTGCACGTTGGATTCGGCCTATCCCAAATGACGACGGCTACCTTGAGCATTATGAGTATTCCCCTTTTGGGAACAACATGAAGCTTATGAAGGAAGATGTTGTCCACATAAAGTATGGAATCGATGAACGTTTACCTCTACAGGGTGTGTCACCTCTTGCAGCTTTGTATAGAGAAATCATTACAGATAACTCATATAGTGACTTTAGTGCTGGACTCGCTTCCTCCGGTGGTGTACCTCCGGTGGTCTTCACTCCTAAGATTTTGAAAATGGAGGGTTGTGAACAGTCTGCCCCTATGACTCCAGAGCAAGCTGACAACATGACTCGTCGCTTGCAAGAAAAGATGTCTCGCGAACCAGGTAAGCCTAGGTTTATCCCAGGTGCACTTGACATGCACCAACTTGGATTCAAACCAGATGAGATGGCATTGAATGATGTCCGTTCTATGCCAGAGACGCGTATTCCTGCATCATTGGGACTTGACCCACTGGCACTTGGTTTGTGGACAGGTTTACAGCGTGCCACTTTTAGCAACAAGCAGGAGTCGATCAAACAGTCATGGCGTAGTGGGATCCTCCCATTCATGAAGATGTTTGCTTATGAGTTAACCCGTAAGGTTCTTCGTACTTATCCAGACAGCGAAGACTTATGGGTGTTTTACGATACGTCAGGTATCCTTGAGCTTAAGTCTGATGTCCTAGATTCTAGGCGTGAAGCAAGGGCCGATGTGCTTGCTGGAATCATTACCGTTGACGAAGCACGTGAGGAAGTTGGCCGTGAGTTGTCCTTCCATGAAGCAATGCAAGCAGACATTGAAAGTGTGGATGCTCGTACCGATTACTTGGCAACCACAGAAGCACCTGTTGTAACCCCTTCATTAGCCACTACAAAGCCTAGAAGTGAGGATATATCACGTAGGCAACAGGCTAGTGAAGAGATACACATTCCGTCCCCTTCGGACTTGGAAAAGGTTGGTGGATCAAGCAGATGAATAATGAAGTCTTGTGCTGGATTGGCGATGCAGTAAAAGCATCTGCCGATGGACGCTTTTCAGGTTACTTAGTGCGCTTTGATAATCAAGGTAGTTCTAATGACACGACAGGTGAATACTTTACTGCTACTACTGATTTTGGACGTCCACTTAAGAGCGGTGATGAGTTTGACTTAAACCTTTACTACGGACATGGATTTACAGATGTCTTTGGTAATCAAGTCATTGGTCACGGCAAAGTAAAGATGGACGACGCTGGTCTTTTTTATGAAGGACAGATCGACATAAGCAATCGTTATATGGCTAAGGTCAACCAACTACTCAAAGAAGGTAGACTTGGACTTAGCAGTGGAGCGGCTCCACATCTTGTTGCTTACTCCAAAAAGAATGCTTATCGTAAACAGATTCTTTCCTGGCCTATTGCTGAAGCAAGTCTTACTCCATGTCCAGCCGAGCCTCGTAACTCTGTTATGCCGGTCAAATCATTAATGGAGCATATGACCAAAGAAGAGCTGACATTTAAGCCTACATCCGCAATGAAGTCAGCTGCAAAGCGTGCTATTGCTTGGCGTGAAGATGGACACGATGGAGCAACCTCAGTTGGTTGGGCACGTGCAAGTCAGATCGTTAAGGGTGAATCACTTTCATCCGATACTGTCATACGCATGTACAGTTTCTTTAGTAGGCACGAAGTAGATAAGAAGGCCAAGGGATTCAGTAGTGGTGAAGATGGCTTTCCATCACCTGGCCGAGTTGCTTGGGATGCTTGGGGCGGTGACGCTGGATTTGCTTTTGCGAAACGATGTCGAGCTACCATCCTAAAGAACAAGTCTATGTATGGCTCCTATAATGAAGACGACATGGACGAAGAAAAGAACATGATGATGCCTAAGGATGGCATGGAATACGAAGAAGTAGGTATCCCGGAAGACGAAATGGGTGAGGAAGCAGAAGACTCTGGAATGCTTGGTAGCATTGACGATGAGATGTCTTTATACGGTCTTCAACTTTTATTCGGTCGTCTTATGTCGTATATTTCTGGTAACCCTGATGAACGAGAAATGGTTGGCGAGGCACTCGATGAGTTTGCCGATAAAGCAAAGGTTCTCGTCTCGCATATAGATGCAATGGGTGATGACTTTATGGCTCAAGTCAAGTCTGTAGATTTGACAACGGTCAGGGATTTTGAGAAGTGGCTACACACAAGTGGGCGTTTCTCGAAGAGTGATGCAAAAATAATTGCATCACAAGGCTGGAAGCAGCGGGATGTCGCAAAAGCCGAATCACAGTCAGCATTGGTGGAAGCTCTGAAGGCTAGTGCTGAGTTAGATTACAAAATCTTTGAGCTATCAATCAAGTAAGGAGAGATCACATGGATCTTAACAAGATTGTCGATGGTATCAAATCCAAGTCGGCAGAACGCGATCAGATTCTTGGTAAGGCTGATTTTAGTTTTGATGACTTGGCAAAGGTCAAATCGATTAACGATTCAATTGGTGTCGCAAAAGAACAGTACGAAGCAATTAAGGCGGCACAGGATGAGAAGGCATGGTTCTCTGAGCCAGCTAACGAGATTCCTGGAAACATTCATTACGCTAAGGGTGGTCATGCAGACGTAGAGCGTAGCCGTCAGGCCATGGAAGTGAACCAAGTTGGTGAAGGAACCTTTACCAAGAGTGTTTGGACACACATGTGCACCGATGGTTACAAGCAAGCATTCCATGAATACCTTCGTAAAGGTATTACCGGTATGGGTGCAACAGCTCGTAAAGACCTCGAAGTTGGACTTGACCCACAGGGTGGTTACTTTGTAACACCAGAAATCATCAACCGTGTTGTTAGCCGCTTGGCTACTCCTACTCGTGTTGCTGGTCTCGTTACTCAGCTTTCTACTAGCCGTGATGCTGTTGAGATGCCAAAGGTCAACTACGTTGACAGCAACGACATCTTCTCAACTGGCTTCCGTGTCACGTACACAGGTGAGCAATCGGGAACCGATGAAGGACTTGTAGACGACTCCGACCTCTTTGGTCAGACTCGTATTGATGTCTACACCGGTATGATGAAAAGCCGTATCACCCGCAACATGCTGGAAGACTCGGCCATTGACATCCAAGGATGGATTGCTGATAAGTTTGATGAGACCATCTCTCTTGAGCGTGATCGCATGATTCTTAGTGGTTCCGGTGTGAACCAGCCACTTGGTATCCTGACTGCAATCGGAACGGCTGATGCTCCACGTATTGTCAACTCTGGTTCTGCTTCTGCGCTTACTGCCGATGGCCTTATTGACTTGATCGACACACTGCCAGAACAGTACAACGAGAACATTCGTGTTGTCATGAACCGTGTCAGCACGAAGCGTACCATCGACAAACTGAAAGACCAACAGCTTCGATACCTGTTTGCATATGGTTACCAAGACTCCGGTCTTGCTGGTAGCCGTGTAGACACGCTTCTTGGTTACCCTGTTGTCTACAGTGGATTGATGCCTAACGTAGCAGCCAACGCATATCCTGTCATCTCTGGTGACTGGTCAGGTTACTACTTGGTCAATCGCCTTGGACTCTCCATCCAGGTTCTTCTTGAGCGCTACGCTGAGAACAACAAGGTTGGACTCGTTGGACGTTTCCGCCATGGTGGACGCCCAGTAGAGAACTGGAAGCTGATTGCTCACAAGGTATCTACTTAGTGAAATGGGGAGGGTAACACCTCCCCTTTTGAAAGGAAACTATTATGGTTCTTAGACAAATCCAAAAAGAGATCAAGCACATCCGCATGAAGCCAGACGGTACAAACTTCATCGCTGCTGCTGGTCTGACAAACATCACTAGCGACAGTGCAGATGTTCTTGGTTTCAACAACATTTGTTTTGAGATGGCTGTTGGAACGATTGTTTCTACTGCTGTCACAAGTGCAAAGCTTCAATGGTCAGATGACAACAGCACGTTTACAGACGTTACTGGCGGATCTGTTACATTGGCAGACACAGATGATAACAAGATTATCTTCTTTGAGGTTCATAAACCAAAGAAGCGTTACTTCCGTGTTGCAACGTTGCGTGCTACAGCAAACGCTACTGTTGATTATCTTGATGTGAAACTCTGGAATGCAACACAGGTTCCTGTAACACAGGACACTACCACTGTCAAGGGTGGCATTTTCCTCAACGGCGGCTCGTAGTTTTAGGCGGTAGACGTGACTCAAATAGAAGCAATCAATTGGTTAACAACATACGCTGACGCTAATCTTGATCCGGTCTTATCACCGGACGAATTGGTCCAGCTGGTAAACCGTTACAAGATTGCTAACGATTGGGTTGCGTCTACTACTTTTAACGGTAATTATCGCATCCGTGTAACTGCCAGCAACAGACTTTACCGTTGTATAGAATCTGGCATTACCGGAACAACTCAACCTACATGGCCTACCTTGCGAGCAAGCAGGGTGGGCTATGTTGTCACGGACAATACTTGTTACTGGCAGGATGAAGGAGACGCACCATCAGACAACTACGACTTGTCAGGTATGGCGAAGTCAGCTTGGACACTCAAGGCTGCGAAGTGCGTAAACGACATCAATACTAGTGACGAATGG